TTCAAACGCTCTAGTCCTTTGAGCGTGTGAAACAGGTCTTGGCGCACACGGTCATCGCCAACAGCAGATGTGCGCCACTCAAGATAAATATCAGCCTCAACCTCAGCAATTGCGTCCAGAAGCGCTTCATCTTCTAGAAGGCGCTTTGCGTGGTTAGCGCGTCCAATGATCTCTACTTTGTCCATTAGATGAGGCTAGGCCCTGTGTATTTGTTGTAAACTGTCCGAGCGTAGTCAACGAGAGCCTGCGGATTAGCAAATGGCTGCGTCTCGATAGCTGAGAACAGCTCACGTTCGGCTGCTGCCTTGCGGTCTCCAGTGATGCCTTCGCTCATCAGACCACGCTGGAAGCCCTGATATGTTTCAGCCCAACCGGGGATATTCGCCGTGTTCTGCGCGAAATACGGCTGATTAACGGCCACAGTAGGGTTGTTTTTGAACGATGAGACGTTTGTAGCGCCGTTGCCCGGAAGCACTTTTGTCTGACCAGTTGCTTGGTCTTTATACTGCATCTGCCAGCCAACGTTATCACCACCCCACTGCCAAGTGGTTCCATCTACGACTTGTGTGTCACCAATCTGTTGGCCTGAAACAACGCCAGTGAAGCCTGCTGGGCGCTCTTGCTTGGTAACTGCGGTTGTTCCACCAGTTGTTGTTCCACCAGTGGTCGTCGTGCCACCTGTTGTGGTTCCGCCAATCAACGGAGTGTATGTCGGTGTATTGGTCGTCGCTGTCCCGCCAATCGGTGCGCCACCCATAGAAGCGCCAGAACTTACGAGCTTGTTATATTCAGGGCGGAAGAACGTAGCTTCACCGCCAAAACCATACTGCTCGTAGTTCTGGATGTTCGGGTTCACGCGGAAGTCAGCGCCACCGATTGCAGGGCCAGCGCCAAACGGCGAGACGTAAGGCGTTCCAGTTCCAGTGCCGCCAGAGCCACTGCCGCCAAACAGGCTGCCGACAGCAGAAGCACCAAGGCTTCCAAGCGTTGCAAGTTCAGCAAGGCTAAGGCCAGTCCCGAAAACGCCACCAGCCGTAGCGCCAGCATTTAGCGCAGCCGTTTGCTCTGGCGTTAGGCTTGTTCTTGTTGCCGCCTGTTCAGCTGCCGTTGTGGTTGCTCCAGTAGCATTGGCCGCAGCCGCCGCAGTTGCAGCCGCACCAGTAGCTAAAGCGGCAGGCAATAGGTTTGTTGGGGCCTTGCCTCCAGCCGTAGCCACAATTGCACCAGTGTCATCTACAACGTTGCCATATTCATCGCGGGTTACCGCGTCAGTTTTGGTCGTAGACGGCTGAGATGTGTTAACAGCATTTTGCGCTACATTGGCAATTGAACTACCCACAATTGAACCAGTGGTGTTAGGAGCGGCCTTGAGAATGGCATTTACAAGAAGGTCACCCGTTAAATTTGTTGCCGCCCCACCTACGCCAGCCGGGATAGCTGTGCTTGCAATGCTTCCGAAATTAAGGCCGCTAAGAGCGTTCGGGATTAGGTCCGCATTGATAGCAGACGAACCTGATGATGCCCCCGCCCCTGCTTTACCAAGCACTTGCCCGCCGAGGTATGAGCCGCCAGCCGCAATAGCAGCGCGCATAAGCGTGTCTTCTAGGCTTCTTCCTTGCGCTACACTTGATGCCCCCGAACCAAGAGCGGCGCCCAGAACAGGCCCAATCCCAGGGATGAAGCTGCCAGCAACGGGAAGTGCAATGTCGGCAAGGAGGCCAAGCGTTCGGCTGTTCGGACGGTCTGTTGATACGCTTTCAAAGGAATTGCCGCCTGGACGAGTTACCTGAATGTCCCAGTTAGCCTTATTGCCAGCAGACATTGACAGAGAATTGGCCGCGTCAATTGCCGCACGAGCGCCTTCGTATCCAGTGCCAGAGTAAATCACTTCGCCAGTTGCGTTGTTAACCACGCGGATAGGCGTATCAGCAGCTACAACCAGATTGTTCTGCCCACCATACATGGAAGTCGCGTTGCCAAGATTAGACAGCGGAGCCGTGAAATACTGATAATCAGGCGCGTTCTGGATAATAGCACCATAGGCGCTTTGAAGATTGGGAACGAAGTCTTCACGCGGTGTCAGGAGGCCGCCAATGTTGCCAACATCTTCTGCCATTACATCATTCCTTGTTCTTGGGCGGCGATCTGAGCCATCTGCTCTTCTGCAATCTGGTCTACAAACTGCTGGTCTTGTGCGGCCTGAGCCTGCTGCTGGGCTGCAACCATGGCTTTCTGCACATTGCCTTGCTGACGGAGCAATTCGCGGTCACGCTGCATCAGGGCTTCGATGTTAGCCGTGTTTACAGCCGTGCCATATTTTGCCTCAATCTCAGCGGCCTTAATCATGACTTCTGCGTCAATCTTATCGCGCTCGCGGTCATCCTTCAGCAGCATCTCTTCACGCTGCAACTCAAGCTCTGCGGCCTTCTTCTGGATGTCAGCTTGGATGCTCTGCGCCTGAACCTGTGCCAAGATTTGCTCTGGGCTGGGCGGAGGAGGTGTCGGAGCGGGCGGCTGGAAGTTCTGCGGGTTCTCAAAGAACTGCGTAACATCCTTGAACCCTGCAACAGCCAGCATCTGCTCAAGCGTGTTGTAGTAGTTGTTCATCGACACCAACGGGTTGTTCATTGGCCCAAGTTGCTGCAACAGCATCTCTTGCTTCTGAGCGATGACGTTCAAGAAGGCCATCTTCTGTTGATCTGAGCCTGTTCCCAACGCAACATTCACCACAACGTCCATGTTTGCGTCCCAAACACGCGGGTCGATGGGGACAAACTGGTTACGCAGACGAACGATACGCGGCTTGTCTTGGTTCTTCACCAGCAGCTTCAGAGCCTTATCCATCATCGTCTTAAAGCCAGTCTCGGCAAAGATGCGGCAGATAAGTTCAATATGCTGCTGAGAGGCCGTTACAGCGGCGTTAACAGCCGTTGCAGTGCCAGAAGCCAGTGCAGACGGGTCAAGGCCAGCAGATGCCTTCGTGATGCCTGTGCGGCTCTCCTTAACCTCATCCATGTATTGCAGCATGGGGAAGGCCGCCTGAGATACGTTCGGTGTTACGAACGGCTGCACAGCACCTTGCGACTTCATGCGGATGATGCCGCCAACTTCGGTGTTCAGAACGTCTTCAATAGACGCTTGGCCTTCAACGACACCCATGCGGGGGTAGATCGACTGAGCCAAGCTATCCAGCGTGTTGCGCATAATCGACGACTTAATGCGCTGAATGTCCATCACAACGTCAGCAACGGACATACCGAAGAACGTGTGAGGCTCTGGATCAGGGCAGAAGTCAAAGAACGGATGGTCGTCTACAGCTTCTTGGTGCAGCAGCTTGTAAGCGTTACCACCTACGCAGACCTTACGAAGCTCGGCAATCCCGTCTCCGTCCATGTCAACGTAGAGATAGCCCTCAATGTAGAGAACCTTCTTAGCTGATACGTCAGTCCGGCCAGCGCCAAGGATGGTTGCCTGCGGGTTGCGGTCAAACGTCTCTTGGTTGCCTTCGAAGTCGTCCTGTGTTTCGTAGCCAAGGTTCTCAACTTCGTCCTGCTCGTAACCCATAGCCACAAGCTCAGAGACAGTCATGTAACGACGATGGCCGATAAACTCGAAGTCATTGATAGACTTAGCACGGCGATCAATCAAAAGCTCTTCAGGAGGCAGCGCAGCTACGTTAAGGCGGCCTTCCTTCTCCTTACGGACGACTGTGGCGCTGTAGACTGGCATCTGAACGACTGTAGCGATGCCTTCAGGGGTCAGCATCTCAGTCTCAGTGTATTCTACTTCAACCTCACGAAGCTCGACTTCTGGGTCGGACATGAGAACCATGTAGGCGTTCTCGTCGATGCCCTCAATCTCGTAGGTCTTTACTGTTTCAGTCTCATCCCACCAGATTTTGCCAAAGCCGTTCTTACGGATGAGAGCATCCTTGAACATGGCGTAGGCGTGGATGAAAAGGTTGTTGTCGCGTGTCAGGCAGTAGTTGACATAATCCGTGGCTTGCTCGGCAACCTGAATGTCTTCAGCGCGGTTCGGAGCGTATTCCACCACGTTAGACGAGCCAAAGAACACCCGCATAACGCTCGGCAGGATGGCTTGCACTGTATCGCGCACATCCATCGACACGACCTGAGAGCGGCCCTCCTCTTCGTTTCCGAAAGGCTCACCCTTGTAATACTGCCCAGCTTCAGCGCGCTCGGGAGAGATAACGTCATCAATATAGGCTTGCGCGTCATCAATCTCGCCAGCGACG